TCCAGCTAATACATCAACAGCAGCGATTCTAAGGATCTCTGGTTAATCGTAGGAGGTAAACTCCTATGAGTGGATCAGGAACTTGGGGTGCCGGTGTCTGGGGTCAAAACCAATGGAATGATTTAGCAGACCCAACTTTTACGGTTACGGGTATTGCCCTTAGTGCATCTTTAGGTGACGAAACAACTGTCGGTGAAATCAACACTGGTTGGGGTAGAGCTGGTTGGAATGATTTTGCATGGGGCATTGCAGGAAATCTTATAGCTCCTGGTGATGCTGTTACAGCTACCTTAGGAACTGTTGTAGCATCTATTGATGTATCTACCGGTCCATCTACAAATAATAATCAACTTATTACAACTGCTCTTGGTTCTACAACCATTGACATTCAAACAAAAGCATTTCCAACTGGTATTGCATTAACTGCAGCAGAAGGAACAGCGGATGCTGGTCCTGATGCAATGGCTTCAGGTATTGCAATGTCTATGGGTCTTGGAACCATAGATGCATTCAACCAAACAGGTTGGGGTAGACAAGGTTGGAATGTAAATGCGTGGGGAGTTGAAGGTCAATTTGCAACTGCAGTTGTAACAGGTATTGCAATGACAGCTGCTACCGGAACATTAGCAGCTACAGGTACAGCTACTTTAACTCTTAATACTTTAAATGTAGCACAAGCAACTCTTGGCACTGTAGACCCAGCACCAGATGCCTCTGTAACTGGAAATTTAATAACTGCAAATTTAGGTACACTTGTTGGTCAAGCTGGAGCAGGTGCAAGTCCAACAGGTCAAGCTATGACAGCTGGATTAGGAACTGTTACAGCAGTCCCTGGTCAAGAAGTTCCTCTTACAGGAATACCAGCAGAGGTAAGACTTTCTTCAGCGTTTAATATTGTAATACATATAGATATACAGCTTACAGGTTTAAGCTTGACTATGAACCAAGGATCTGGTACTGCTTTGATCTGGAACGAAGTTAATACAGGTTCAGCGCCTATAACACCTCCAGGATGGCAAGAGGTGGCTGCATAATGAGTTTGACAGAAACTCATATTTTTAATAAAATGAACGTATAAGGAATTAAAAAATGGCGAATTCAACATCTGCTAACCTAAAACTTACAGTACAAGCAACCGGTGAAAACTCGGGAACTTGGGGTCAAATTACAAATACAAACTTACTTATTTTAGAACAAGCTATTGGTGGTTTTACAACTTTTAACTTAACTAATGCTAACAGATCTTTAACTTTTACAAATGGTGCTTTATCAAATGGTAAAAATGATGTTATTAAATTAACAGGAACTTTAGCAGCTAACAGAACAGTATCTATTCCAGATTCAATTGAAAAAGTTTATAACGTACAAAACGCATGTGATCATGCAGGAAACACTTTAACTTTTAAAACATCATCAGGTACAGGTGTCCTTTTATGTGAAGGAAATAACTATGTATTGTATTCTGATGGTACAAACGTTGTAAAATTATCTGAGCAAAGAAACTGGAGAGCAGTTTCAGCTGCTGAAACAGTTCAAGCTGGTGCTCAACTTTTAGTAAATACAAATGGTGGAGGGGTCACAATTACACTACCAGCCTCACCTGCCACGGGAGATGAAGTCTCATTCGTGGATCAGGGTTATGATTTTGATAGTAACGCATTGACTGTTGGAAGAAATGGATCTAATATAGCTAATGCAGCATCTGATCTAGTAGTCAATACACAAGGCGCAGCTTTTTGTTTAGTCTTCTCAGGAGATGCAACAACAGGTTGGACGTATAAGGAGAAATAATAGATGTCAAATTACGAAGCAACAAGATACGATTTCGACGGAGCAAACCTTACAGGTATCGAAGGAATTCCTACAGCAACTATTGTGCCGTGGTCTTCTTCTTCAGTGCCAACAGGTTTCTTAGAGTGTAACGGTGCAGCAGTATCAAGATCAACTTACTCTGCATTATTTGCCATCATAAGTACAACTTATGGAGCTGGAGATGGTGCATCAACTTTTAACCTACCTGATTTGCAAGATAACGTTGCAATGGGTAAATCTGGAACTAAAGCTTTAGCATCAACTGGTGGAGCAAACACAGTTCAATCTACTGGAAACGTTGGAGGTTCAACAGCGAATGCAACTTTATCAACAGCACAATTAGCTTCTCACAGTCACTCAGGTGGGGTATCTAATGCTGGAACTACATCACCTAACCCAAACCCTGTTGTTGATAAAGTAACTGTAACGAACACAGGAAATACAGGTTCTGGAACAGGTCACTCTCACAACATGAGTGCAACATTCACAGGTGATTCAACTTCAGTTGTTCAACCTTATTTAACAATTATTTATATTATTAAGACGTAGGAGAAATTATGGCAACAAACGCATCATGGACAGTAGTATTTGACGACAAACTTGTTATTAAAAATAATGGCGCTGAAGCAGGTACTGGCTATATAATTTCTGATAATGATTTTTGGGGATTAGCTAAATGGAATAACATTTGGGCTATTCAATATGGAACATCTAACCCTAGTGATACTGTAGAGTACAGAGATACAACTCCTCACTCTACTTGGGAAGATGCTAACCTAGGTGATTTTTCTGATTTTATTGATAAATGGGATGCAGTGCATTTATCTCAATTACAAGCTAATTGGGATGATGATAATGTAGATGATGAAACTGAAGAAGATAAAATCGCTAGATTAGGCGCTAGACCTACATCTTATTCATCTTAACCCACTGGTCTTAAATTCATCCAAGAAGTAATTATATATTTATCTCCAGATAAAGGAGAATTTCCTCTATGAACATAAGGAAACCCTGCAGGCCAAATAACTATTCTACCTTTTTTAGGTTTTACTCTTTTTGAAAAATGTAAAAATTCTGTTTCACCACCTTCTTCAACATCATTTAAATATACACTATATACAAAAGCTCTAGGTTCATTAGCAAAACCTGTTGAATGTTCTACGTGCCACACATGATAACCCTCTGTAGGTCGTGTTTTCTGTAATTTTAATTGTGTAAAATAAAATCTGCCATCCGGATAAACTCCATCAGCACCTGTTTCTTTTATATAATGATTAAAAGCCATATCAAAATTAAAAATTAAAGATTTTAATTCTGTCCACCATACATCTATATTATGCATGTCACTAAAATATTGCATATCTTTTTTTTCTACAGACATTGCATTTTCAAATTGTCTTCTATCCATGGTATTATTAAATTTTTTTTGATTTTCAAATAACTCTATGGCTTTATTACATTCAGCTTCTGTTATGTAATTATCGTATATACCAATAAAATTTTCTATGTGTTGTGTTTTTTTATCCATTTTATCTTTCTTTATACCATGCCGCTATGGTATATCTAGGTTCTTCTTTAACTGGCATCACTCCATGCCAATAACGCATTCCATTAAAAAATAATGCTCTTCCTTTTTTTGGTTGCACTACAGTGCCTTCTTTAAAATAAGTTTTGCCACCTTTATAATTATCATTTAAATATATTATTGAAGCATAGACTGTTTCAGGGCTTGTATCATCTTGATGTAAACCCTGTAAAAGATTTGGTTCCCATTTAGTAACTTTTATCCAATCTATTTTACACTGTTGATCTTTAACATGATTATTTATTTTATCAAATAATTCACTAAATTCTTTACGTCGAGTTATATCTATATCTACTAAATTTCCATTGTTTACTTTATGAGTTTTTCTTAATGATTCATTTTTTTCAAAATAATTTATAAAATAATCACAAAGTTCATCAGATAAAAATTCATCAATTATTTCAATTTTGTTTCTCATATTTTAATGGGAAGGATATAAAAAACAATTAATAGCATATCTTGTTCCACTTTTAACAGGTTCGGTGCCGTGAATCCAAATAGGTTCAGCTGGAAAAAACAAAGCATCTCCTGTTTTAAAAGTTAACATTTCTCTTCCGTCAAAAAATCTAAATTCACCGCCCTCATAATCTTCATTTAAATTAAAGGTACAAGACGCTCTCATTTGAGGACTTACATCAGAATGATCACCAATAAACTCACCTGTTTTGTATTTAAGTATTCTAACGTTTTGTGTTTCAGTAACATAGTCCATATTAAATGTAGGACATATATTTTTTTGAATATGTAAAACATAATTTGTTATCATAACAGACAAATATTTTTTAACTATGGATAGAGGTTTTTTAAATTTATCATCTATTAAACAAAGTTGAGAAAGATTCATACAATTAAAATTATCTTCCTCTACAGCATTAGATTTAAATTTATAACTTTGTTCTGTTCCAGTGTACAACTTTTCGTTTTCATTATAAAAATCAATAAAGTAATCACAAACAATTTTAGGCATTAATCCATCTATACGATATTTTAAATCACCTATTTTATAGTCAAAAGACATGTTTTATTTTCTCTCTTTCCTTCCTTAAAAAACTAATATATAAGCTATTATATGCTACAGAAATTAAAATTCAAGCCAGGCTTTAATAAACAAGACACAGAATCAGGGGCTGAAGGTCAATGGACTGACGGCGATTTTGTTAGATTTAGATATGGATTACCTGAAAAAATAGGTGGTTGGTTACAGTTAACAGCAGCTAATAAAACATTACCTGGTGCTGCTAGAGCACAAGTTGCATTCTCAAGTTTTGCAGGTGAGAAATATGCTGCTATCGGAACGTCTCAAGGTTTATTTTTATATTATGGTAATGACTTTTATGATATTACTCCTTTAGATACAGCGATTACTGGAGGCACATTAACCACTGTTAATGCATCAAGAACTGTAACTATTAATAAGGGTTCTCATGGTTTAGAAGTTGGACGATATGTAACTCTTTCATCAGTAACTGTTACAGGAGCATCAGATTTTACAGCAGCAGAATTAGAACAACCATACGAAATATTAACTGTACCTGATATAGATAAATTTACGGTTCAAGCTTCACGTGCTGAAGGAGGAACTGGCATGACTGCGGCAGGTGCAGTGACTGTTAATCCGTATGTTGAAGTTGGACCGACAACACAAACAACAGGGTTTGGTTGGGGCACATCAACTTGGAACACATCTACATGGGGAACAGCTAGAGCTACAAGCTCTGTAATTCTAGATCCAGGAAACTGGAGTCTAGATAACTTTGGTCAAGTTTTAGTTGCAACTATATTTAATGGAAAAACTTTTACATGGAATGCTGGCGCTACAAATGCTAGAACAATTAGAGCATCACTAACTACATCTAATTTTCAAACTACTAACAATCCCACAGCTACTAGATTTACATTAGTGTCAGATCGAGATAGACATTTGTTTCACTTTGGAACTGAAACAACTATTGGTGATACGACAACACAGGATCCAATGTTTGTAAGATTTTCTAATCAAGAAGATTTAAATACATACGCACCAACGGCTACCAACACTGCAGGTACATTTAGATTAGATACGGGTAATGAAATACGAGCAGCCCTTCAAGGTAAGGATTATGTCTTTGTTATAACTGATCTCGCTGCATATGTTATTCAATTTGTTGGACCACCATTTACATTTAGTGTTAGACAAGTTGGTACAAACTGTGGATGTATTTCTCAACACGCAGCGACATTTGTCAACGGTGCTGTGTTTTGGATGGGATCGCAAGGTGGATTTTTTGTATTTGATGGTACAGTAAAATCATTACCATCACTTGTAGAAGATTTTGTATTTAGCACAGACGGAGATAATTTAGGATTAAACTTTAATTCTAGAGATGTTATCTTTGCAGGATCAAATAATTTATATACAGAAGTAAATTGGTTTTATCCAAAAGATGGATCTAGTCAAATAGATAGATGTGTAACGTATAATTATGCAGAAAATTGTTGGACAACATCATCACTAGATAGAACAACTTATCAAGATCAGAGTGTATTTGATAATCCTTATGCTACAGATTACGATGATACATTAACACCAGTCTTTCCTGATATATTAGGAATTACAAACAAATATGGTGCTAGTATTTATTACGAACACGAACAAGGCACAGATCAAGTTAACAGTACAGCAACGACAGCTATTCCTGCATTTATTAGATCAGGAGACTGGGATATAACATCTAGACGTAGTGCTCTTGGTCAACAAACAGGTGTTGCAGATTATCGAGGAGATGGTGAGTTTTTTATGGCTGTTAGACGATTTATACCTGATTTTAAATATCAAACTGGTAATGCCAAAGTAACTTTATTGGTTAGTGCATATCCGGACGATGTGGCTGTAAGTTCTCCACTTGGACCCTTTACAGTTACGTCAACAACTGATAAGGTAGATACTCGAGCCAGAGGAAGACTTGTATCTGTCAAGATAGAAAACGACGGTACAGGTGAAACCTGGAGATATGGCACACTAAGATTAGACGCACAACCAGATGGTAGAAGATAATGATAGATAAAAGAATAAAATACAGATTTGGCGGTGACACCATGAAGAGATCAGGAAGAATGGATCAGATGGGAGGGAAACCAGGTCTTACGGCTGCACAAATAAGAGCCGTGGATCCTATAGGATATGGTGGAGGTTTAAAAGGCCCTGCTTTTGTAGGCAGTGGTGATTCAGGCAGCGGAGGTGATGGTGTAACTAAAAAGAAAAAAACACCTGTGAAAACTGTTTTAAAAAAAGGCGTAGATTATGCAAGAAAAAATCCGTTACAAGTTTTACTTAGTTTTTTAAATCCTGTTTTTGGTCTTGCAATAGGAGGTGCTAATTTTTTAAATGATCCAGAAAGAAGAAAAAGACTTACTGGATATGAAACTCAAGAAGAATATGATCAAGCTAGACAAGATAGAATTAATCTTAACCGTATAAAAACTTTAGAAAATACAATACAAAAAAAATATTTAGATAAAAATAGATCTTTAGATGAAACAAATTTAGATGAAAGACTTGCTGCTTTAAAATCACAAATGGGTATTACTCCAAATACTGCAGCTGATCTAAGACCAGATCTTGATTTTAGTAATCTTCCTGAATTAGCTTTTGAAGGCACTAAATCTACATCTCCTGGTATTACAAGTATACCTTTCTCTGCAGATAAAACAGTTGATAACTTAAATCTTTTTAATGTTGCACCTAATTTTGGTGGAACTGTTTTAACAGATGAGTTCCCTAGCACACCTCCTACTGTTAGAGATGATAATGTTCCTTTACCTCCAAATCTTGATCTTGGAAATCCTAACATGTTGATGGCAGACGCTGCAATAGATAATAGAACTCTTTTAGAAAAACTTCTTAATCCAAATTTAAATGTTGACGAAGCTCTTGATCAAGAAGAAGAAAAGAGAAAAAGAGAGCAAGAATTATTACAACAAATAATGCAAAGTTAATGGCTAAGATAACAAACTACATACCTGAACCAAAACAAGAATACGATGTAGAAAATCAAAGACAGATACTTGAGTCTTTAACCACACTACAGAATCAATTAAACTTTTCTTTTCAACAAGACTTGAAAAACGAACAGGACGCATTTAATTACTTTTTATCATGAGTATAAATTATAAAAATCAAGGTTTTAAACAAACCGGCACAGGTAAAACTACTGTGCTCACTTGCCCTACAGATGGAACAATTATAGTTAAAAGTATTTATTGTGCTAACAATGATGCATCATCAGGTATTTTGGTAAACATGAATTTTGTTGACTCATCAGATTCTAGTACGGAATACGAATTTTTTAGAGATGAAGTAGCAGCTAAGTCGCAAGTAAACGCTTCACCTCAAGGCTTGAATTTAGAAGCAGGAGATGCTATAACTGTGCAAGCAGCTACAGGTAGTAGTAAGATACAAGGCCTGATAAGTTATGCTTTAATAGATAGAAGGAATGAAAACGGATAATTTACCAAAGATAGATTGTACGACTATAGTAACATATAGAAATACAAAAACTGGCGAAACATATAAAGAGAAGAAAGAAGGACCTGATATTGTACAAGACGTTACTGTGCAGGTAACTAATAAAGGTTTAGAAGTCTTCCAGAAAGTGATGAATGATAATACGAAATCAAAACCCTAAGGGTGGAACAGAACTACAATTCGAGTATTTAGAAAAACACGTCGATAAAAATTTATTAGATCAAGTACAGATTTGTACTTCGGTGCCAGAAAAAATACCTTTGCATCCAACAAAACCAAATATACTTTGGCAAAAAAATTCTTACGATCAACCTAATTTAGCTCCGTGGTTTCAAAACCCTGCTAATCATAACAAGTACGACTGGTATGTTTTTAACTCACACTGGACGTATGAAAAGTTTAGATACAACTTTAATATACCTACTAATAGATGTGTGGTTATTAAAAATGGTATTGATAAAATAGAACAAGCTAAACCATATGTAAAAGGTCAACCCATAAGGATAATACATCAAAACACACCTTGGCGTGGTTTGTCTGTATTGTTAGGTGCAATGCAATTGGTAAAAAATCCTTTGGTTACTTTAGATGTATATTCATCTACAGAAGTTTATGGTAAACAATTCTATGATCAAAACGATCATGAGTATAGAGAGCTTTACGAACAAGCAGAAAAACTACCTAATGTTAATTATCTCGGTTACAGACCTAATCAATACATAAAAGATAATTTAAAAAATTATCACATGTATGTGTATCCCAGTATCTTTGAAGAAACATTTTGTATATCACTACTTGAATGTATGGCTGCAGGTTTATATTGCATCGTCAATGACTTTGGTGCTTTGTATGAAACAGGAGCAGAGTTTCCAATGTACATACCGTACGATTCTAATCACAGAGCCCTTGCACAGAAGTTTGGCTTTGGTATAGAACAAGCATCACATACGTTAGATCAAAAACAAATACATGACCATTTAGATTCTCAATCTAGATACGCACATATTTATTACAACTGGAATAAAATAGCCATGCAGTGGACAACGTTTTTAAAAGGAGTTATCAGTGCAAAATCCTAATAAACCTATTTGGTTCAACGAAGATACTTATCAAACAATTCATCAGTCTAATACACGCACAGAAGTAATAGACTTATCAGATCCACCTGATAGATCACCACATAAGATTATGGTATGCACTCCTTGTCATAGTGATACTTCAATGCATTACACTCAGGCGGTATTAAAGTTTCAACAAGATTGTTTTTTAAGAAAAATATTAGTTAGTTTTACTTTGATGAAATCGTCTTTAGTTACTCAAGGTAGAAACTTATGCGTAGCTGAAATGTTAAATCATGAGGATGGTTACACACATTTATTATTTATAGATTCTGATATTGATTTTAATTTTAGTACAATTGAAACTATGTTAAAAGCTGACAAAGATGTTATTGCCTGTCCATATCCAATGAAGTCATTAGACTGGGATAAAATATTTCAAGAAAAAGATAAGGCTCAAAACGCAGATCAATTAAAAAAACCTGGGTATACTTTTCCTATAAAACTAGAAGATCAGAATCATATTGAATCTAAACTAGGTATTGTAGAAGCAACACATGCTCCAACTGGTTGTATGTTGATTAAAAGAACTGTGTTAGAAAGTATGATAAAACATTACCCTGAACTTAAAATATATCAGCCTACTAATATTAATGGTAAAGAAGTTAAAAAAGAAAATTTTTACAACTTTTTTGACACCATTCATGACCCTGAAACTAAACGTTATTTTGGTGAAGATTTTGGTTTTTGTCAAAGATGGACAGATATGGGTGGTAAAGTGTATTTATATATCATGGATTACATAACTCACATAGGCGAGCATCAGTTCTGTGGTAGGTTTTTTGACAACTTAAAACAGGTTGACGATACTAAAAAAATCAAATAAAGTGTGATATTTCAGGATAAGTACGCCTGCCCTTAAATTAAATTTAGACAAAATTATGGCAATAACAGATACTAAACAAGCAAAAGATTTTACAGCAGGGGCACCCAACATTACATTAAAGGGTGATTTAACACCTACTAAAATGGCTTCTATGGAAGAGAATGAAAGAGAGTTCATGAGACTTGTAGAAGAGTTTATGGAACGAGGTTTCAATCAACAAGAAGCAATTGAAGCAGCTAGAGAAGAATTTGATAAAAAAGCTATGGCCTATGGCGGTAGAGCACAATACGGTTTAGGTAGTATAGTTAGATCAGTTAAGAAAGCTGTAAAAGGTGTAACTAAAGGTATTAAAGACTTTGCTAAATCTGATGCAGGTAAGCTAGCGCTTCTTGCTGCAGGGGCTTATGGTTTAGGTGGAGCAAAATTTTTAGGTGGACAAGGTATATTTGCAACGGGACAAGGGTTATCTCGTTTTGCAAATTTAGCAAATATTCCAAGTGCAATAGGTGGAGCTTTAAATTTATCTGGTGATGCTAAAGGTATGGGAGCATTTAAAGATGCCCTAAAAATAGGTGGAGTTGGTGGAGCGATTACAGGTTTATTATCTGGTATGGAACAACAAGAGGGCGAGACCAATCGAGAGTTTGGTGCTAGAAAAGCAAGAGTAAGAGATCAATTAAATGTACAGTTTAAAAGATTATATCCACAACAAGCTAACGAATCTGATGTTGATTACAATATAAGAATAAATGCTATGGTAGAAGCAGCCGATGATCAGACAATACCTGTAGGAGAAATGGCTGATGGTGGTAGAGTTATGAGAGCTTTTGGCTCTGATGAGTTAGTAGAACAAGCATCAGGCATCGAGGGCCTACCAATAAACGTAAATTCTAAAGGCGTTAAAGAATTAGATTTAAGAGAAACAGGTGGATTTATACCGCCAGTTGGTGTAAAAGAAAAAGCAGATGATATCCCAGCGATGTTATCAAACAACGAATTTGTATTCACTGCTGATGCAGTTAGAGCTGCAGGTGGTGGTAGTGTTAACAAAGGTGCTCAGAGAATGTATGATCTCATGAAAAACCTAGAGAACAAGGTAGTATAATGGCAGAAGTTTCAACAGTACAGAATTTACCAGCACCGTTTATAGAAGCAGCAGGTAAAACATATTTAGCGGATTTACAAAAAGCCATCGGCGATTTAAAAGGAGCAGATTTAACTAAAACTATGGGTAGACAGTTTGTTGCTCCAACATCTGCTATCACACAAGAAGCTCAAGCCTTAAGAGGTGGTTTAGGTGCTTTTGCACCATTTTTACAAACAGCTGCAGCTGATGCTAGACAAGCTACTCAATTTACAGGACCACAAGCTTATCAACAATTTATGTCTCCGTTTCAAAGAGATGTTATCGATACAACGTTAAAAGAATTTGATGTGCAAGCTGCTAAAGGTATACCAGCGATAGCTGCACGAGCTATTCAAGCTGGTGCATTCGGTGGTGGTAGAGAAGGTGTTGCAAGAGCAGAGTTTCAAGCAGCAAGCGACAGGAACCGAGCAGCATTACAGGCACAATTATTACAACAAGGTTTTGGTCAAGCTCAACAAGCTGCATCTCGAGCGTTTGCTCAACAACAAGCATTAGCTCAACAACAACAATCTTTAGCTAGTCAAGCTCCTTCATTATTCGGTCAACAGATTTCTGCATTAGGTGCACTAGGAACACAACAACAAGCGCAAGAACAAGCTCTTAGATCTGCTGATCAACAGTTAGCTTTTGCACAACAACAACAACCACTTAACTTAGCTCAAACACTTGGTTCTGGTGTCACTAGTTTGATAGCTGGATATCCAGCACAATTCCAAACTCAAGTTACACCTACGCCTTCACCATTACAAACAGCCCTAGGAGCTGGAGCTACATTAGCAGGGGTATACAGGGCGTTTAATTAATATGAGAACTTTAAAAAGACCCATGTTTAGAAAAGGTGGCACTACCGGTGGTGGTATCATGGACAACGTTGTTGAAAGAGGACAATACGCTGACAGTAATGCTAAAGATTTTAAAGGTTTATCTATTGGTGAACAATTAGATTTAGTAGAAAGTTT